CCCGTGTCAAGACCTGTTATTGTTGCAATAGATCCAATAGTAGTAGCATCAAAACGTAGACAATCAAGTAACGTACTATCAATAGAGGAATTTGGAAATTTTACAAATCCAAGACCACCATAACAAAGGTCTCCCGTACTTAAAACGTGAGATGATCCATGTAGTAATCCTGAATTGTTTGCATTTAAATTTATTGTATAAAATTTTACATTAGCGGTATTGTTACTAGATAAAAAATCTGGAGAAAGAAAAACAGATTCTGTATCAGTCAATAGACCGATGTTAAATGTTGCTCCCGTACCAGTGCTTGTATTTGCAATGGTTGCTGTTGTATTGGAGATAGCACCAACAAGTTTGGCATAAGGGGTTACTAAGAATGCGTTACTTGTTACATTAACAACACCAACGTATTCTGTATTAGCTTTAATTACTTTAGCTGACGAGGTTCTATCATTATATACTGTTATTACACCAGAACCTAACGATTTTTTAAGTATATGTCCTGTTTGGTTTATACCTGCAGTTAGATCAATAGACGTACCGTTTGCTGTATCGGAAAGCTGTAACGCTGTGCTGTTTGCTGCTTTAACATAATAGGCTGCACCAGTACTTAAAGCAGATAGTGCTGTATTACCAGTAAGGATGGAATAAACAACAATATCACCATTAACAAAACCATGTGCAGAAGTTGTGGTAATATATTCTGTTGAATTAGCGACACCTGAATTAGCATTGAATGTAGCTTCTGTACCTGCTCCCTTGATAGCAAATACACTATCACTAACAGCAACGTTACCAAAATTGGGAGAGATGATTACAAAACCCGACGTGGCGTTTGTTAATCCTGTAGCTACAATTGTGGCGTTAGCAGAAACAACGCCATTGCTGTAGTAATTTTCTATTACAGCTCCGACGGTATAATTAGCATTGTTTGGACGGGCTGTACTATAAGCAAGATTAGCTAATTGTTGTGTTACTGTTTCAAATTGAGAGAATGATGTTACCTGTGTATTGGAATTTGTTACACCCGTAACCTGTAACATTTTTGAAGCAACAAGCACGTTAGCATGTGCTATGCTATAACCCCACCCACCACTCTCTAAAGCACTAATGTAAATGAAATTTACCTTACCTGTCTCATTATTAACTTCCGTGATACGAGCTTTACCTTGTTTACCACTGCTAGACGTAACTTCAAAAATATCACCCACACTAAAATTTGCACCGCCCGATACTACTGTTAGATCAGTCATAGATCCTATGACCGATGGTGCATCTTGATAGGTTTGATTATCTATCCCTGTAACAAATTCACCAGTTCTAAAATCACCCACAACAGATGATAGATATGCTACTTGAATGTATTTACCCGCTAGTCTTTTTCTGACAAGAGATTCAACAAATGCGGTGGCCCCTGATTGATTTCCAATAATTTGTTTACCTAAAAAACCTGCTGTTCTTGGTGATATAGAAAGTTCAAGATAAACAGGTTGCTCCCATGTACCGTGAGATGGTTTAAGCAAATCTAGGCTTGGGTAATAAACTTCTGCAGGCTCATTAAATAATGCTTGCATTGTAACTTGTATACCAGTATCTGTGCCTTTAGCACTATACACATCAATTGAATGTTTAGTAAGTAATTGTGTATTTGCTACTGTGTTTAAAGGTATACCTTCAAGATATTTTTTCTTAAACAGTGTAATAAACTCCGAAGAAGTTTTGTCTATATCTCTGTAATTGAAAAGACTACGCGATCTGTTAAGCGCTTTATTTTGTGATTCTAACCACACATAATACTGTTGAACAAAGTCAACAAAACGAGGTCCTTCATTTATATAAAATTCAGGAAATTGATTTTTAATAAGAGGAGAAACAACGTTTTCAATATCTATCATAGTTTAATACCGGATACATTAACTGTTACATCAATAGGTGCAATTTCCATAATAACATTCTTAGAACCATAAATGTTTTTTGACGCTGGAGTGAAGATCAACTCTATGTAGTTACCTTCATAGGCAGATACGTTAAAATTGGTTAATAACATCTTACCCGTTGTGTAATTTATTGTGCCTGTTTTAACAAGTAACTCGACAATATAATCCGTTTTGCGAGCTGCAATATAAATATTTCCTTGCAAATCATCAACGAGAATACAAGACGCGTTTAAATATGTAAAAGGTGAACTTGTTAAGGCAATACCGTGATGTGCTTCCGCTAAACTTAAAACGGAACCAGTTCGAGCAACCAGTTCGTTATGAGTTTCTATTGTTGTGTTGAAATTAACACCTGTTGTAGGAATAATTCTTACCGCAATAGAGACGCTTGTATCATTACTTACAATACTTGTATCTGCTTGGTTTATTGCATCAACCAAAGCACTGTAAAACATTGTTACTTTATAATTTTCTAGATAGGTTTGGCTGTAGCTGCTTATTGCTGCTTGCACAAGAGTTGATATATCAGAAGTAGATTTAGAAGTATTGTTTATGTCATAGAGAATATTGGTATTCACATTAATGTACATGAATGTAGGATCAACAAATTCTGTTCGAATTGTCAACGGGGTTTTACCCAATAAAAAGTCGCGATATATGTTCTTACGTGCTAATGGAGCACCGTCAGCGTTAAAAACATCCACACTAATGTATACAACACCATACTGAGGTGGATCAGTATCTTCACCACCATATACACTTACCGCTTGTATATCGGAAAAGTTATTTGTCAGTAAAGTCTCATAATCCTGTGCAGTTACTGCTCTGTTTTGTGCTTGGAAAGAACGAGGTGCGTTGTATTTAATAGAATCAATTGTCTCGCTAACAGAACCACCAGACGCGGAGGTTACAGTTGTGATAGCCACATTTGTGTGTCCATCTATTGCGCTATCAGTAACAAAAACAAGAGCACCATTAGGCAACTCACCTGAACTAATTCTATACTTAACTACAAGCGTACCACCGTCTTTTGGTTTTTTACCAAAAACATCATCACCAAAAACAATCTCATACTGTTGGTTTTCGGCGCCTTGGACAAAGAAAATTCGTGATGTATCTGTAACAGCAAGAATATCCTCTGCAACAACATATGATATAATGTTTTGACCACCATCTTCATAATCAGTTACAGTGATAGAAGAAGTATCGACAGTAGGGTTGGATAGTACAAAACGTTGTTGTGTGTTAGATAGATTTACAACAAATGTCTCTGTTGCAACAATGCCTTCAAATACCGTTAGTGTAGTTGAAAACACACCGTTATTGCTATTCGTTAATACCAAAGCTTCATTGGTGGCAAACGTATATGTGTTAGAACCAACACGAGAAGTAAAAGAGGTATACTGAGGAACGACAACGGACGATACAGCTGACGTGGGTGTAATGTCAACAGTTATTTTTGCTTGAGCTGAATTAAATGAGCGTGGGACATAGTTAAGCTCTTTTGCATGCGAAACAACACTATCTCTCAGTTGTGCGGAATCCAGGAACATCTCGCTTGCGACCATATTGGTATAGAAACCATTGAGGTATGTGTTATACGCAAGGACATCAAGGAGTACACCTATGTTTGCACCCTCATAGTCGAGATCTTTGAATTGTGTGTTGTTTTGTAGAAAAGATTTCAGGTTGTCTCTAAGACTTGTGAAATCTAAACCAACCAAATCAATTGTGTTGTTGGCCATTTACCTAATCCTGTTTAGAATGAGTTCGAGAGTGACGGGTGCTTCTTTATTTATTACATTAAAAATAATGGTAATGGAAAGAAAATGTTCATCAATATCACTTGCAACAACAACATCTATTATTCTTGCTCTTGGCTCATAGTTTTCAACCGCTGTTTTGATAAGATCACCAACAACGGATTCCATAGCGGGCGAGAAGTTTTCAAACAAAACAGCACGTATATCACTACCGACATTTGCTTTGTATAATCTCTCTCCTCTATTTGTAAGGAGCAAATTACGAATAGATGTCTTTACTGCCTCTTCGTTTGTGTTACGAAACAAATCCTGCTTAACCAAATCCACTTCAAAATTATCTAGGAAATCCGAATAGTATTCGGGCTGAATTGTGCGTAATTTATCTAATGTTCTTTTTACTACTATTGCCATGTTTAGTCTCCGATGAATACAGTACCTGAGCCGGTTTCAATAATATTAGTACCTTCCGCATCAACACTATCTTGTGTATCGGCTGTATCACCCACTCTTGCTGCTCCCATTGTTCCGTTGTTTATGTTAACAGTGGATCCGTTGATTGATATAGGACCATCAACATTTAATGTATAGCTGCCTTTTACATTGATATTTACATTACCGTTTATGTAGATGGTCTTGTTTCTTTCAACAATCTCATAATCATCTCCAACAATTCTGTTTACTCGTTGACCAGTATGATCAATCTCGCTATATGTTCCACTCTTATGGTATGTGTGAAGTCTTTCAAAATTTGGTGTGTCATCTATCTCAATAACGTGACCAGACTCTGTTTTTGTTACCTTGTTGTATGGATATCTTGCGTTAAATGCATTTGCGGGTTCAGGACCCAATAACTGTTTGTTTATTGTACTTTGTCCTGCAGCTAATTTAGGCATATCATTTTGACCAGGCATTACACCAAATATAACAGGCATCATGGTGTCATTACCATCCATGAAAAATCCAACAACGGTAGAACCTATTTGGAGACCTGTTGCTGATACACCAACTTGATTTAAACTTGCGCTGAAACCTGGCATTAACACAACAGCAAAAGGTAATGTGTTCTTTGGTGTTTCTACTATATCACCATGCACATTGTAGATACGAACTCTTACACGGCCTTGCTTTAAAGGATCATCGCGGTCTTCTACAACACCAATGAACCATCTAAACCCTTCTTCGCCTACGCTTTGTACTGCCATTTTAAATTCCCATCTTCACACAATCACATGAAATTTCATGTTTGTTTTTTGTGCTTGGTGTTATCATATGTCTCAGTCTAATAATAAGATAATTACCAGACATCATTGTATCATCCCTCTTTTGTTCCGTTGTACCAGAAGGATCGGAAAAGTTAAGCGTAATAAGATCACCAACTTTTAAACCAGTATCACCGTGGATGAGAATACGCGTAACATCTGAGTTTAACAATACGGTGAATGAATTACGTATTGCCATAGCTGTATCAATAAACGTGTCAGGACGTGATGTGTCTTTTAATGTAAAGAATTGCTTTGGAACACCCTCACCATATTTTGTAATAAAATCATCGGTATTTGTTATTTGAACTTTACCTTCTGCTGGCTTTATAAGTTTATCAAATACTTGTTTCAAATTAAAATCGGTGCTACTAAAACTTTTTGTATTTAAGTCAAATGTTTTTGTAATAGCTTTAAAAATACCCATGGATGCTTTTGCATTGCTATCAGCTTTTTTTATGTTCTCAAATTTTATAAGTGTTCTGTAAGAATTGGCTTGAGATTCTTTTGATCCCATAACGTTTTGCTGATTATTAAAAACTCTTGATCCAACTGTAGGTTTTCCATCTTTTATCAAGCCTTCAATGGTCTTAAAATTAAACCCTGATTGATTTTCAAAAAACACATATGCTGAGGCTGCGTACTCTTTACTAACAGCACGCTGACGAAGCATGTCAATAGCCATTAGAGGATTTTGCTTAGGAAAAGCAATTGTTTGTATTCCCTTTGCTTCATCAATAGCAATACCCTTTGTACTGTTAAGGTACTTTGATAAAATATATGGTACCATTGTATCGACGGTACCTGTTTGTGATTCCTTAATAAGAGAAGATCCAGCTCTTAGATGTTCATCACTAACACATCTAATAGTATATGTCATACCCTTACCGTTTTTATCTTTTACGACGTTTGCTATTTCAAAACTACGGAACTTAAACAATGTTGATTTTGACATTCCGGGAGTTTGAATTTCAATTGAAATATCTTCCTCACCTATAATAGGAAAGTTTTGCAATAGATTTAAGTTGTCTTGAAAGGTAAATTCAGCATATAATGTTGGCTTTGTAATATCTTCAAAAATATCCGCACCAAGCAATTGGCTAAGTGGATTTACAACGGCCTTGAGATTCTTGTTTACAATCTCAAGACGTTTTATATCAACATCACCCGGTTCTACTGCTCTTGTCATCCTAGGAGATCTTTCATATCACGTTCAACAACATCAATAAACGACGAGCTTAACAAACGAAGATGTTTGCGATTTTCATTGATGGTTGCCTCATTTTGATATACGCTGATAGCCGCCCAGTATGTAATTTCATCCGACGGTATCGATTGGTTTACAATGCTTGTTGCTGTAATTGTAGCATTGGCAGAAGCGCCAGACAATACATAATATGTGGGTGTTGACGTTGCCCATGTTCCTGTAACGTGTTTTAACATTACGTTTGTTGAATTAGCAAAACCTATTGTTCCCCGTACTGAACTAGAT